CAGTCTCGACACCAGCATGGACGAGATTGAGACCTTTGAGTGCTACATCCGCACAGACTTTGATAAGGATGGAATCGCCGAGCTTCGCCGTGTTTTCTATGCTGGAAGCACAATCTTAGAAAACGAGGAAGCAGACTTCATCCCGTTTTGCTCCGTCTGCCCTATCCCGATGCCGCACAAGTTCTTCGGTCATTCCCTGGCCGACAGGGTTACGGATATTCAGAAGATTAAGACGACGGTCACCCGGCAGATGCTGGACAACCTGTACTTGTCTAACAACGCCCGTATGGCTGTGGTAGACGGGCAGGTGAACCTAGACGATATGCTGACTGTCACACCTGGTGGGATAGTGCGGGTCAAGAACCCTGCGGCTATTACACCCCTGGCCGTGCCTTTAGTCGCAAACCAAGCCTTCCCGATGCTTGGGTATATGGACCAGGTTCAGCAGAAACGCACGGGGGTTACAGAGGCTTCTCAAGGTCTAGACCCCAACATCCTGCAAAACACCACAGCTACCGCAATCGCTATGGTCCAAAACGCCGGTGCTGCAAAGGTAGAGTTAATCGCTCGTATATTTGCCGAAACCGGTGTTAAAGACCTCTTTAGAAGGATTCTCCACCTTGTCTGCAAGTATCAGGACAAGGAAAGAATCGTCCGTATGCGGGGCAAATTCGTGGCCGTAGACCCACGGGAGTGGAACAACGAATACGACATGACAGTAAACGTAGGTCTGGGAACAGGCAATCGGGAACAGCAGATGGCGATGACCGCCGCTGTCCTACAGAAACAGGAGCAACTCCTTGGAACAATGGGAATGGCAAATCCATTCGTATCTCCAGCGCAATACCGTAATACATTGGGACGATTTATTGAGTCTGCTGGGTTTAAAGACACAAACGAGTTCTTCCGTGAAATCACCCCAGAGATTGAACAGCAAATCCTTACGCCGCAGCAACCGCAGCCGGACCCCGCCACGGCAGCGCTCATGCAGTCTGCCCAAGCTCAAATCGAAATCGACCGAGCCAAAGCCTTGAACGACATTGAAATCGCCAAAGGCAAGGCAGCCGCCCAGATTCAGCTTGAGCGTGAAAAGGCGGCAGCTCAGTTACAACTCAAGACCGCCGAGTTCCAAGCCGAAGCACAGTTGAAAGCGGCTAAGGTCGGAGCCCAAATCACAGGTAACGTGGAGATTCCTGGTTGAACGAAACAGAACGGGCTAAAAGCCTACTGACTGACGAGTTTTTTATGGGTGTTGTGGAAAAACAACGCCAGATGTATATTTCCAACATATTAGACAGTCGAGACGAGGATGTAGACCTCCGAGAAAGGGAGCGTCTAAAACTCAGAGGACTGGAAGAATTTATAGCGTCACTCCAATCTATTGCCAAACAAAAGGAAATAGAGAAGAAACGCAAGTGGGTTTTCTAAACTTAGGAGTCACAAATGGAAGAGACCAACCCGCAAGGGAGTCAAACAGACGTAAACGGAGCAGCCGCAAAGATTTTCGGGATGCTAGACCCGCAGCCGGAAGGCCAAGCAGAGGAACAAGCACAAGAAGTCGAGACTGAAGAAATTCAGGAAGAGGCTGTAGAAGAAGTCCAAGAAGAGCAAGTAGAGGAAGCACCCCGGTATCGTGTCAAAGTAGACAACGAAGAACTGGAAGTCGACCTAGACGAGCTCATCAAAGGCTATTCTCGCACCTCCGATTACACGAAAAAGACGCAATCTCTAGCCGAGCAGCGTAAGCAAGTCGAAGCTGAACGCACAAAGATCGAGGAAGCCGCCAAACTCCGTGACACCTACTCCCAAAGGTTGCAGGTCATCGAACAGATGCTCTCTGCCCAACCCGAAGAGGACTTAACTGCGCTCAAGGATAGCGACCCCGTGGGGTACGCAATCAAGGTCGCAGAGAAGATGGAACGTGAGAAACAACTCTCCGCTGTCCGTGCAGAACGCGAAGCTGTGCAGGCCAAACAGGCCGCAGAGCAACAAGAACGGCTGAAAGCCCATCTCTCCCAGGAAACGGAACGGTTAAAAGCCGCAATCCCTGACCTGGCTGACGAGGTGAAAGGCGAAGTAATCCGTAAAGAAATCCGCGATTATGCAAGGTCTAATGGCTGGACTGACCAAGAGTTGTCGCAGGTGTACGACCACCGCGCCGTCATCGCTCTGTACCGAGCCATGCAGTTCGAGAAGCTGCAAAAGGCAAAACCTGCCGTGCAGAAAAAGGTAGCAGAAGCTCCCAAGGCTCTGAAACCTGGAGTCTCTGGTCAAAAAATTGATAAGGACTCCGAGATAGCCAAAAAGCTGTCTAAACAACTTAAACAATCAGGTCGCCCCAGAGATGCGGCGGCTATTTTTGAACGATTCTTATAAAGGATAAGAAATGACTGTCCCCTCAAATACCTACCTGCGGTATACCTCGATTGGTGTCCGCGAGGACCTCGCTGACGTTATTTATGACATCAGCCCCACCGACACGCCTATCATGTCGTCTATCGGCAAGGCAAAGGCTACTCAGACCAACCACGAGTGGCAAACCGACGCCCTGGCCGCTGCCACGACTGCAAACGCTCTGATTGAAGGTGATGACGCTTCTGCCGCATCGCTCTCGCCCACGACCCGTGTTGGCAACTTCACGCAAATCGTTGGCAAGACCGTGCAAATCTCCGGCACGCTGGAGGCAGTAGACAAGGCTGGCCGTAAGTCTGAGAAGGCTTATCAGTTGGCTAAAGCTGCTAGCGAAATCAAGCGCGACATCGAGACCATCATCACGGCTAACCAAGCCAAGACCAACGGCACGGCAACTTCCGGTGCTCGTAAGATGGGTTCGCTCCTGTCCTACATCACCAGCAACGTCTCCAAAGGCTCGGCTGGTACGAACCCGACCGGCGACGGTTCGGACATCCGTTCCGACACCACGACCCGCACCTTCCTGGAGTCCATGCTCAAGGATGTCGCACAGGAAATCTTCTCCGACGGCGGCACACCGAAGATTCTCGTGGTTCCCCCGGGACTGAAGGCAACCGTGTCTGGTTTTGCCGGTGTTGCACAACAGCGTTATGTAACCGGCGCAGAGCCGACCACCATCGTAGCCGCCGCAGGTGCTTACCTGTCGGACTTCGGTCTCATCAGCATCGTGCCGGACCGCTTCATGCGTACCACCGACGCGCTGATGCTCGACCCCGAGTACGCTGCGCTGGCTTATCTGCGTCCCTTCCAAACCAACGACCTGGCAAAGACCGGCGACTCTGAGAAAACCCAGATTCTTGCCGAACTGACCTTGGAAGTTCGTAACGAGAAGGCACACGGCGGTATTTTTGATATTAAAGCTGCCTAAACTGTAGTAAAATCGGGGGTGGGCTAGTCCCACTCCCGTTTCCATATGCAAAAACTAGCTGAAGAACAAGTAGACGGAGAAAAGCGTACTTGGTACGCAGATGGCGAAGGCGGTCTCATCATCAAGCATGAGCAGGATGTCGCGCCAATACTAGAGCTGAACAAAGCAGCCTATAACCAAATAGACGAGCGAGCACGGTGGGGCGAACTGACTCGCGTCGCAGAGATTCCTAATTCCGTTATCGCGGACTTGAACGTGCAAGGAATAATGAGGGGGTTCACGGTGGTAGACCAGAAGCGTATGAAGGCGTTTCTAAACGACCCGGCGAACCGTTTTTTACGGACCAGACCGGGGAGAGTTTAGTGGGCAAGATTCACGACAAGTTCAAATCTAAAGAAAAAAAGGTAGCAATCTGCATCCCGACTAGGGGCGAATTTGAGGTCGGTACGGCCTTCGACCTAGCGGTGATGTGTGCCTACGACGCAAGACACAGAAGCGGCCACCAAGCCCTATACACGGTTGCTGGGACGCTTATCTTCGACCAGAGAGAAAAGCTGGCCGAGACTGCAATAAACGAGGGTGCGGATTACATCCTCTGGGTGGACGCAGATATGCGATTCCCCAAGAACACATTGGAAGTGTTGCTAAAAAGAGACAAACCAATAGTAGGGGTAAACGCTACTACTCGGTCGATTCCGGTCAGGCCAACGGCTAAGAACCTGAGTATTGACCACGAGAAGAAGGAAAACACCTGGACGCCGATTGTGTCCAAGGATAAGAAAGGATTGGAAAAGGTCACCGCCATTGGTTGTGGGGTGATGCTTGTAAAACGGGAAGTGTTCGAGAACACGCCGCGCCCGTGGTTTTGGTTTGAACAGTTACCAGGCGGCAAGTTGTTGGGAGAGGATGTCTACTTCTGCGTGAAGGCTAACGACGCTGGGTACGACACCTATCTGGACCACGACTTGTCAAACACGATAGGCCACGTCGGACGTTATACATTCGGCTGGCACGACTACATCGAGAAGAGAGATGGCCCTAGCGACATACAGCGACCTGAAAACGAGCGTAGCGAACTACCTCGGCCGGAGTGACCTCACCAGTCAGATTCCAGACTTTATTACGCTAGCCGAACTACGCCTGTCGCGGGACATTCGTACCCGCCGGATGCTGAAAACCGCAACCGCGACCATGACCGTCGGGGATGCAACCGTAGGACTCCCGTCAGACTTTATCGGGATTCGGGATGTCTTTATCCAGGGTTCCCCAAGAACGGTGGTCAGCTACCAAACACCAAGTACATTCTCTACCAATTCTAGGGCTGACGAGCAGGGTTTACCCGTGTTCTACACCCTGCGGTCCAACGAGTTTGAGTTTGCTCCTAAACCTGATTCTGCCTACGTTGTGCAGATGCTTTACTACTTCAAACCCACGGTGCTATCGGATGCCAATACTAGCAACGAGTTCATGGCTAACTACCCGGACGCACTACTTTACGCCTCCTTACTGGAGGCAGAGCCTTACCTGATGAATGACGCTCGCACCCAAACCTGGTCGAGCCTATACAACCAAGCAGTCTCCCGAATCAATATCACCGACGAGGAATCCGAGTTTGCTGGCGTTCCGTTGGTAATGAATGTCTCCACGAGGTAATCATGGCTGAATTTTCTAATTATCTAGAAAACAAACTTCTAGACCACGTTCTGCGTAACGTCTCCTATACATCTCCGACCACGGTCTACATGGGTCTTTATACGTCCAATCCGGGAGAGGGAAACACGGGAACGGAAGTCTCTGGCGGCTCTTATGCTCGCCAAGTCGTCTCGGTTACCACGGCTTCTGGTGGAATCGTTACCTCATCCGCAGACGTCACATTCCCGCAGGCCACAGCAAACTGGGGAACCATCTCGCACATCGGTCTTTTGGACGCGCTGACATCCGGAAATCTTCTGATGTACACACCCTTAACGACGTCCAAGGTTATTGAGACCGACGACATCCTGAAGGTCAACTCTGGCTCACTTACGGTATCGCTTGACTAATGTCTACCATCGTCACCAGAGCAGCTAAAGGTTCGCCCCTTACCCACACAGAGGTAGACGCGAACTTTACCAACCTAAATACGGACAAATATCAATCCGGCGCAAATGCGCTTTTCACCTCCGTAGCCCTAGACGCACCCACCACAGACGCAACCCTGACAATCGACACAGGCATTACTAGCTGGGTTTACTCTGGTAAGACCGTGAGTGTTTCTGGGCAGGAAAGTAACCCCACAGGATTATTTATCCGTGCAAACGGAACCAAGATGTATATCTGTGGTTCGACTGGTGATGATGTAAACGAATACACTCTTGGAACTGCGTGGGATGTTTCTACCGCAACATTTACTGCGGTATCGACAGGAGTAACACAAGACACCGCACCAAACGATGTCTTTTTCAAAGACGATGGTCTGACGATGTTCATGCTTGGCGGAACAAACGATACCGTCTACCAATACACATTATCCGTAGCGTGGGACATCACAACCGCAACCTACGCATCCAAATCCTTTAGCGTAACAACCCAAGAATCTGCGCCAACTGGTATGTGGTTTAAGTCTGATGGGACGACCATGTATATTATTGGAACGACTAATGACACAGTTTACCAATACACATTAAGCACACCTTGGGATATTTCAACCGCTTCTTACGCGAGCATTTCTTTTAGTGTTGCCTCACAAGACAGTAATCCACAACAAGTAAATCTAAGCGCAGACGGAACAAAAATGTGGGTACTTGGCGCCACGGGCGATGATATTAACGAATATACGCTCGGAACCGCTTGGAATGTCAGCACCGCCACTTTTGTAAATAATGTCTATATTGGATTTCAAGAGACAAACCCTACCGGATTATTTATAGATTCAACTGCGGCAAATAGAGTTTATGTGACCGGTAATTTAACCGATGCAGTTTATCAATACAACACAGCCACTAATACGATAGACGCAACAACCGACAGGCTTTTTGTAAGCGGTGAAACTTACGCAAACGGCAACTTTTATGCTAGTGGTAGTGCTGTTGTAGGTGTGGGAATAACAGCAGGAACTGGAACTTTTGGCACAACAAGTGTCAGCGGAACTTTAACTGCAACCAGCACTTTAACGCTTGGTGGTTCAACTACTGGAACCGCAAACTTTGGCAATTCAATTACGACTGCCAACATTAGCATGGGTACTGGTCAAACAACTGGAACCTTAACTCTTGGCGGCACGGCTACAACCGGAACATTAACAGTAGGACAGTCCACAGGCGCACAGACCCTTAACCTTGGTACTGGCGCAACTACCAACGGAACCACAAAAACAGTCAACATCGGAACCGCTGGTGTATCTGGGTCTACTACAAACATCGCTATTGGCTCTGCGGTGTCTGGGGCCACAAGCAGGACTACGCTAAACGGAATTGTTATAGATAGCATCAGCGCGGCAGTATCAGCGGCAGGGGCAACCCAAGGAACCGCAACTGCCTTGGTGTCAAATATCAACAATGTGACCGTTGTCGCGGCAAGTGCTGATGGAGTAATTTTGCCTACTGCGGTGGCTGGTATGCGGATTCTGGTCAGAAATAGTGATGCGGCAGATACGCTAAAAATCTACCCAGCAACGGGGGCGCAGATAAACGCACTAGGAAACAACGCATCATTCTCATTAACGGCTGGCTCGACAACCGAACTGTTTGCCAGCACTACAACCCAATGGTATACGTTCTAAAAAATGTTTCCGAATTATTGTGACTTTGGTTACTGGGATTACGGATACGCAGAAGGTGATACCAAGTCAATACAAACCGCAGACGGTGTTATAACCGCTGATGGAGATGTAATTGCTGTTGCAAGCAAGACTAATTTTGCCGCTGGAGATGTAACCGCCGCAGGCACAGTAGTAACAGACGGAATACGGCAACGCACCACGGAAGGTGTAATAAACGCCGCAGCTCTAGTTTCTGGAGACGGAATTAGACTGCGGACAACGGCAGGAGAGATTACTGCTACGGGACTGGTCCGCATCTTCAACAGGAAGTGATACTTGGACGGTCTTACCTGATACGTCTAACAATTGGACACAACAATCTTCTGGGAATAATTCATGGCAACGACAAGGGTGACATTTGGAGAGTGGCTACCAGACCAGCCCGGTGTTATCGGGGCTCTCACGACTGCTAAGAACTGCTATCCCCGCGCTGTGGGTTATGGACCGTTCCCGGAGGAGGTTAACTACTCTGGAGACGCTTCCGAGGACCTAAACAATGTTGTAGCGGCCAAGTCCACAGCCGGTGGGACGTCTATTTTTGCGGCCAGTATTTCTAAGCTCTATAAACTCAACGGGACGACCCTGACATTTGACAATGTTTCCGGGACAACCTATTCAAACGCAGAGCGATTTCGGTTCACACAGTTTGGGAATAGACTTATCGCGGCTAGCGAAACCAATACCCTACAAGGTTATGATTTAACCTCTGCTACGACGTTTTCTGACCTTGCGGTAGACGCTCCTAAAGCCAAGTATGTGACCGTTGTCCGCGACTTTGTGGTGACAGGATTTCAAACCGCATACCCATTTCGGGTGCAATGGAGTGGTATCAATAATGAAACCACCTGGACGGCTTCCGGTACTACACAGGCAGACTTTCAGGACATCCCTGACGGCGGTGTAGTGCAGGGCGTTACAGGCGGCGAATTTGGAATTGTGCTGCTTGAGCGTGGTTTGGTGCGGATGTCTTATGTTGGAACACCGTTAATCTTCCAGTTTGACAACATTTCTAGAAATTTAGGGTGCTACGAACCAAATT